GACGGTAAACTAGAGGGCCAAACATAAATCATATCTTGATGGACATGTTTCGAATTTGTTAAATCTTTCCATAAAGTTTGTCGTGTAACTGAGTGATTCTCATCTTTCATACGACGAAAATACCACCTATTAATTATACCTAGAATAGTGTCATGTATTTCAGGTATTTCCCTACCATCATATCCACTATAATCTCCAGCTCCGACATTTGGGTGATCGCCACACATTCTCTTAAAATTTTTTGCGATTACATCCCACTCGTAAGAGTAAGGATTAACACCTACAGCAGAACCGTTGGTAGTGTGGTTTGAGAAATACCACTGACAAAATCTACCAAACATCTGACGATTAGCTAGCAAATAATCTTCTGGACACCCAGAGAATAATCGGGTTTTGCCAGCCACCCACTTTTCTAATAAAACACGTTCAACTTTCAAGTTGTCCGTGTAATAAACTTCAGAACGAATACCTTGAGAAGCTAATTCCAACATTCCTTGAACACTATTCTTCAATTTCTTACACAGAGTAGTAGTGAGATCATACTCTTGTCCCTCACCAAAAATAGCGAAGGATCCTTTCTTTCTCCTAACATCCCTATCATGGATGAGAGGATAACCTGGACTCGAGGCACGCTTTACAGACTTGAAAAACTTCTCACCAGGAAGCCCACAAACAGCTGTTTCAAAATCAAAAATTTTTGGTTCAATCCTATTATACTGGACTCTTTCAAGCCAATCACCATAAAATACAGCTATACGAGCTACCTTCTCAAGATCAAACACCATCGTGTTGATATTGTTAATACAATATTTGGACAGGGCCATAGAAAAAGGGTCTACCACATTTCCTTCCAAATTATGAAAGGGTTTAGTGTGGCTAGGTTTGGTGATAGCAGGTCCCCACATAGAATGGAGCCTAGAGTGACGAATGTTAGATTTCCCACTACTAAGAACAGGTGGTGAAATAGGCTTCATGAAAGTAAACCTTTCAGGAAGCTCGGAAAGTAACATCTGAGTTTCTAAATGAGGAGCTTCTTCAAATTCTGAAATAAGATCTTCCAGAACCTCTCTTGTCATAACAGCAGCTATACCAAATTGATCATTACCAGCTACATGAATACCAGCAAAAACACCGTAATGCGCATTATTGTGCAAGAGGAACACAGGTCTACCACAATCGCCTTTACAGAAACGACCATCATAACGCCTTACCTGGTGGACCCTGTAATACGCCTTAGTACCAGGAGTATTTACTCCCTCCTGCTTCAGAAATCTAGCCTGACCAATACGTGTCAAACTAGGATTCCCAGGACATGTTATCATAGAAGGAACATTATTATAATTCTCCAACTCTTTTTGTGATACAAATCTAGATACAATATCTTGAGCCTGATTCTTAATTAATCCATCAAGATTCACTAATGCCAAATCAGATTCATCCTTCATAATCGTTGGGGCAAACAACAACTCTTGTAAAGTCATCTGATATTCTTCATTGGAATCATGATTTATAAGCTTCAATTTCCAATTTAATGCCAACCTATCCTCAGCACAACCAGC